AAAGAAAGAACGTTAAGCGTCAGCGGTGAGAGTAAACCCTCTGAACCAGAAGGTGAATACCTTCATAAAGGGATCTCTACCAAGAAGTTTAGACGTACTTTCCGCTTGAGTGAATATGTCGAAGTAGACGGAGCTTCTTATAGTAATGGTATACTTGTAATTAATTTAAAGGTAGTGTTACCAGAAGAGAAGCGTCCTCGTAAAATTTCTATCAGTTAATTTTTCGAGGTAAATTATGAAAACCCTAAAAGATCGTTCAATGCGATCCTCATACGACTGGGTGTTCGAAACTCTTTTATTCGTAACGAGTTTCGTTATAACAGTTCTTTGTTTAGCCCCATTAGTATGATATTCGGAGGGGGAAGTCATTCTTCCCCCTTCACCCCTAGATAAATAAGGTTGTTATGAGTAAGTTGAAATTTTATCAAATAGTTATGCCCGACAACGAAGCGTCTATGGAGTATCATGAGATATCCAAAGCATCGTTTGAATGTGTATCTGATATAATAGAAATCATTCCATTCGAGGCAATCACGCCCCAACATCCAGACTTTGAAGAACACCAATCCAGATACAACTGGCAATGGTCGTTGATGACGTTAGATAGAGATCGAAAGACTAAGAAAGCCAGGTTTGAATTTGATCAACCACACTCACCCACAGAAAGGGCAGGCATGTGTTCTCATTGGGAACTTATGCGACAGGCATCTTTAACCGAAGAACGATTCTGGGTTACTGAACATGACACTTATCTATGGCCCGAACACGAAGATATCTTTAGGTATCTCGTATCAATAGTCGGAACACGAAACCTTGAGTATGCAAACATAGGGTTGTTCATGGGATGTTATTCGTTCTCTAGAGATCTAGCACATCACAGTTATCACTTGTTATCACAAAAAGAATTTCCTATAAACTGTGGCCCATATGGAGTACTGGAGAGACTTTACAAAACTTACTGTACTTATCAATTCGAAAACTCAGAACAATATAACTTAAAAGAATTCACATTCATACATCCGTGGGCGAACGGAGATTCTCTACGATTTGGTAAATCCAAAGAAGAGATGTTTGAAACCTACAACAAATACGATCGTGATATATTTCCGCATCTACCGAGGTCTTTCTGGCCACCAAACCCTACCACACAAGTGGTTAAAAAAGATTTGATGGTTACTCAGGAACATAGATTGTATCCAGAAAAGATGCAAACGGAACCTTGGAAACGTAGTAAAAGATTCAAAGTAATTGATTGACAATCTACGCCCCTTGTGGTATAATACCACTTACATTATGAGGAGACCGCATGGAGTTTTATACTTCCGTTGCCCGTTACGGTAACAACTTATTATATCGTGGAGTCGAAAACGGCTTACGAGTCAAGAAAAAGATTCCATTCAAACCGACACTGTTTGTTCCGTCTAACAAGACACAAACACGGTGGACTGGTCTGGATGGTACAAACGTAGAACCCATCACCTTTGGTAACATGAAGGAGGCGGGCGACTTTGCGAAGAGGTATGATGGTGTTGAGAACTTCAAGATCTTCGGGACGACCAACTACGTCACACAATATATTGCCGACAAATTCCCTGGCGTGATTCCGTTCGATGCGAGTCAGGTGTCAGTCTGGACTATCGATATCGAGGTCGAGTCGGATGACGGATTCCCCGAACCATCTAAGGCAGACCATCCAGTAATCTCGATCACCATGAAACAACGTGGCTCTGACGAGTATCATGTGTGGGGTATGCAATCCTACGATGCAGGCGAGAACGTCCTGTACCGTGTCTGTAAAGATGAACTCACCTTGATGACCAACTTCCTAGACTGGTGGAGAGAACACACACCAGATATTATTACTGGTTGGAACTCTCGTACATTTGACTTACCGTATCTGATCAACCGCATGACCAAACTCGCTGGGTTTGACGAGGCGAAGAAGTTCTCACCGTGGGGTCTGGTCTCAGAATCCTCTTACTTTGACGAGGGTATGAAGTCTCAGATCTATAACATCACTGGTGTAGAACAGATCGACTACCTTGAGATCTTCAAGAAGTTTACTCTCAATACGTGGGGACGACAGGAGTCTTACCGACTGGATAATATTGCCCACGTGGTTCTGGGTGAGAACAAACTATCCTATGAGGAACACGGTTCACTTCACTCTCTGTACCTACATGACTTCCAGAAGTTCATTGACTATAACATCAAGGACGTGGAACTCGTAGATAGACTGGACGAGAAACTCGGACTGATCGAATTGTGTATGACGATGGCCTATCGTGGTGGTGTGAACTATATCGATGCCCTTGGTACTACCAATATCTGGGACAGTATCATCTACCGACTACTGATGCGTAAAATGATTGCGTGTCCGCCCAAGGTAGAACGTCCCAAGTCTGACTTCATGGGTGGTTACGTGAAAGATCCAGAGGTCGGGTCGCACGAGTGGGTCACATCGTTTGACCTTGCATCTCTGTATCCAAACATCATTGTTCAGTACAACATGTCACCCGAAACTGTACTGGACGGATTCGTCAATGACGTATCGGTGGAGAAGTTCCTTAACCGTGAGGTCACTCACCAAGGCGACTATACTCTCGCACCGACTGGTTCTAAGTTCTCTAAGGAGAAACAAGGTATCGTCCCCAACATCATTAAACAGTATTATGATGAACGTAAGATTATCAAGAAACAAATGTTGGAATCGAAACAAGAGTTCGAGAAGAACCCGACCAAGGAACTGACCAACAAGATTGCCCAGTTAGACAACCAACAGATGTCGATCAAGATTCTTATGAACTCCCTGTACGGTGCGCTAGGTAATCGGTGGTTCCGTTACTTCGATCAACGAGTGGCAGAGTCTATCACCATGGCTGGTCAGTTGTCGATCAAGTGGGCAGAACGTGCGGTTAACGATGAGATGCAGAAACTTCTCAAGACCGACAAAGATTATGTGATTGCGATGGACACTGACTCGGTCTACATCAAGATGGTTGATCTGGTTGACCAGTTCAAACCCAAAGACCCAGTCAAGTTCCTAGACAAGATCTGTCACGAACACTTCGAGAAAGTTCTGCGTGAATCATATGCGGAACTGGCAGAGACTACCAATGCGTATGAGAATCGCATGGAGATGGAACGTGAGGTGATTGCAGATCGTGGTATCTGGGTGGCAAAGAAACGTTACATTCTAAACGTACATAACAACGAGGGTGTCCAGTACGCAGAACCCAAACTCAAGATGATGGGTATCGAGGCGGTCAAGTCTAGTACTCCACAGGTTGTGCGTGAACGGTTCAAAGAAGTCTTCGGTGTGATTGTTAACGGTACTGAGACAGAGACACAACAATATATCTCTAACTTCAAGTCCGAGTTCAAGAAGATGCCTCCCGAAGATATCTCGTTTCCACGTGGGGTCTCGGACGTGGTCAAGTGGTCGGATAAGAAAACTGTCTACACCAAAGGCACACCAATCCACGTGCGTGGTGCGTTGATGTATAACGATGCGGTAGTTAGTAAAGGTCTAAGTAAAAGGTACGAACTAATCAAGAATGGATCGAAAGTCAAGTTTGTTTACCTAAAGATGCCTAACCATCTACGTGAAAACGTGATCTCGTATCCACTCAACCTACCCAAAGAATTGGATCTGCATCAATATGTGGATTATGACAAAATGTTTAACAAAACCTTCCTTGATCCATTGACTCCGATTCTGGATGCAGTTGGATGGGAAGATGAACCCAAAGCCAGTCTCGAAGATTTCTTTGGTTAGGGGGTTGACAATCTTATCTGATTATGGTATAATAGACCACATGTATCAATTAACTATATTTAAAAATCAGTTTGACAACAAGACTCATAGAACAGTCTCCGTTGATACATGGGAGCAATTCAATGATCTGTTGTTCGGACTGTCTAAACAAAAAGGTGAGAAAGGTGGAAATAACTCTAGTCCTCTTATTACTCCTGCTATGTTTCAGGAAGATACTACACGTAGTAATAAATCTGTTACTCATTGGGGCAATTGGTGTGCTGTTGATGTTGATGACTATGAATTTCGTGATAACACTTTAGAGGGTATAAAAGATGAGTTGGTTAATCGGTTTGGTGGTTGGAGTTTTATTTGTTACAGTACTGCTAGTTCATCGATTGATCAACCGAAGTTCAGACTTGTATTCGATCTTGATGACTCTGTACCGCAAGATAGAATCAAACACTTTTGGTACGCACTCAATAAAGAACTTGGAGAGATCGGAGATCCACAAACTAAAGATCTCGCTCGAATGTATTACGTGCCTGCGGACTATCCTAACGCAAATAACTTTTACTTTAGTCATACTGGCAATCCTATTAATTGTGACGAACTTATGGCCCGACATAAGTATGAGGTTAAGTCTGGGAACAACTTCCTAGATAGATTACCCGAAGAGTTACAGAAGGCAGTAATCGAACATCGCAAGAAACAGATGGACAATACCAACTACAGTTGGTCAAGTTATCATGATTGTCCGTTCTTCCCTAAACGACTAGGAATAGAATATCGTACCATTACTGGTACAGGTTGGTATCATAAGATGTATCAGATCATGGTTGCGATAGCTGGCCACGCTATAAGTAAAGGGTATCCAATAACTGCACAACAGATCGCAGAGATGTGTAAACAGTTTGATGCCGAAACTGGTAACTGGTATGAGAATAGACCACTGACAAAAGAAGCGGACAGAGCATTGGAATACGTATATAGAAACGGATAATATAGGACAGTAATATGAAAATTTTAATAACAGGGGCGGCTGGATTTATCGGTTCGCAATTAATGAACAGACTAAGATCCAAGGGCGCAACCGTACTTGGAATAGATAACTACAACGATCATTTGTATGATCCACAGTTAAAGATCGATCGTACTCAACACTTTGAATTAGATATCAAGGTATGTGATCTAAGAGACTACAATGTCACAAAGGCAATCTTTGATGCATTCCAACCAGAACAGGTCATTCACTTAGCGGCTCACGCCAACGTTCGTGATTCGTTTGGTAAGGAAAGAGACTACCACTCTAACAACATTGATGGAACACAGAACCTTATTGAGATATGTAAGGGTAGAGATGTTCGTGTGATTTACGCAACAACGTCATCTGTATATGGTGACACTCCAGTTCCAGAAAATGGATGGACAGAAGATCTGGTAACTGCAAAACAACGTAACGCATATGCGTACACAAAATATATCAACGAGATACAGTTTGCCATATCTGGCGTTCAGAATGTCGGTCTCCGTTTCTTCACTGTCTATGGCCCTTGGGGACGACCAGATATGGCACTGTTTCAATTTACAAAGAAAATGCTTGCCAATGAACGCATAGACGTGTATAATTATGGGGATATGAAGAGGGATTTCACTTACGTGGAAGACATCCTCGATGGAATCGAGATTATCCTACAGGATAGTTCTATTGAGTCGAATGAAATCTTTAATATAGGTCGTGGTCAACAAGTAGAGTTGATGGACTTTGTGAAGGCAATCGAGAAGAATGCGTGTGACACTTGTTGCGGTGAGGAGGCAGATATTAATCTTGCACCTAGACATCCAGCAGACACACTAGAGACTTGGAGTAATACAGAAAAACTTCAAGCGCTCGGTTACTCACCGAAAATGGACATCCAAGAAGGTGTCGATAATTTTTATAAATGGTATGTGGAGTATCACGATGGCAGATGATTTTGACAAGTACCTACCCAAAGGTCATAAACGAAGTGCGACAGAAGTTCCTGTAAATGAAAAGGAACGTCCTGTCGGGCCAGGCAATCCATTCCGACTAGGTATTGTTGGACATGGGTTTGTGGGTAGTGCTGTTGATTATGCATTCACCAATCCGTTGGTGGAGAAGAAGATCATAGATCCTAAGATAGGGACTACGATCGATGACTTGTTGGACTATGATGCACATTGCGTTTTCGTATGTGCGCCTACTCCAATGAGTGAGAATCATACGGTTGATGCTAGTATCGTAGAAGATGCAGTACTCAAACTTATGAGACATACCGAATCTCTTGTTGTTGTCAAATCAACAATTACGCCAGATGTAATCGATCGACTATACCATAGTATGACTGATGCACAGTCAGAGAGATTCGTATACAATCCAGAGTTCCTTACAGAGAAATCTGCACAGGAACAATTCGTAGATGCCAAGTTTCACGTAGTAGGTGGTTTTGATAACGCTACTGCGGAACTAGAACAGATCTATGATATCTTCTCATTGTGTTCTACACGTGAGTTCTATCGTATGTCTGCTCATGAGGCATCATTTGTGAAATATGGAATCAATACATATCTTGCAACCAAGGTAACGTTCTTCAATCAGTTCTATGATCTGGTGAATAACTATCAGTGTAGTTACAATATAATTACACGTGCTATGGGTGCAGATAGTAGAGTCGGAATTGGGCATACACGAGTGCCTGGCTATGACGGTAAACGTGGTTTTGGGGGTGCGTGTTTCCCTAAAGACATCGCCGCCTTCTTGAAGTTTTCTGAAGGTGTTGGTAGTGAGATTGAGATGGTTAAAGAAGTTATCCGTATCAATAACAACTATCGTAAAGACTACGAAAAAGATGATCGTGAAAAAGTTAACAATATAACATTTGGAGAATAGTATGAGTGTAATGGATAAATTGAGAAAACAGTCTAAGATTAAAGAGACTGCGGTACTCCAAGATAGTAAGTTCTTTCAAGAGGTAGACATGGTTCCGACCGATGTGCCTATGATTAATGTGGCACTGTCTGGTTCAACTGAGGGTGGTGTGACGCCTGGCTTAACTGTATTAGCAGGGCCAAGTAAACACTTTAAAACATCGTTTGCGTTATTGATGGCAGGTGCTTATCTTGAAAAGAAGAAAGATTCAGTCATGTTATTCTACGATTCAGAGTTTGGTTCACCGCAATCATACTTCGAACAGTTCGGTATTCCAACTGACCGTGTTCTACATTGTCCGATCAAGGATGTAGAAGAACTCAAGTTTGATCTGATCAATCAGTTGGAAGCACTGGATGCCAAGGACGATGTAATTATCGTAATCGATTCTGTCGGTAACCTTGCATCTAAGAAAGAACTGGAAGATGCGATCAACGAGAAATCAGTTGCGGATATGTCACGTGCAAAGGCGTTCAAGTCTCTGTTCCGTATGACTACACCGTATCTGAATATGAAGAAGATCCCAATGATTGCGATCAACCATACGTACAAAGAGATCGGTCTGTTTCCTAAAGACGTGGTTTCAGGTGGTACTGGTATTTACTACAGTGCAGATAACATCTGGATCATTGGTCGTAGACAGAACAAGACTGGTACTGAAGTGACTGGTTATGACTTTGTGATTAAGGTAGACAAGTCACGTTATGTGAAAGAACAATCCAAGATTCCAATCAGTGTATCGTGGGACGGTGGTGTTGAGAAATACTCTGGACTACTGGACGTTGCATTGGCTGGTGGATATGTTGTCAAACCATCCAACGGTTGGTACTCACGGAATGGTGAAGAGAAAAAGTATCGTGCAAAAGAATGTCTGGAAAGATCTTTCTGGGAACCAATCTTTGCGACTACCGACTTCAAAGACTTCTTAAAGAAACAATTCCAAATAGGGTTGCCATCTGAGGTAGAATTTGATATAATGGTCGAAGGCGATGCGTGATATAGATATTGATAAAATTAGTGAGGGGATTGACTATGAGTTAGTCCCCGCTAACGCTGACAACGAACAGGCATGGGATGTACGTATCCTTACTGGTGATTTCGTAGAGTCAGTTATTCGTTATGGTAATGTAAGTTTTGACGGTGCAGATAAATGTTTGAAGTTCAACTTCAGAATTATGTCTTCACCCGATCCAGAACTCAGTACCACATTTGTTCCGTTACAGGAACACGCAGCTGACATCCTTGAGGATATTTTAGAGCGGTCATATGCTCAAGGTACATTAACTACTGCTGAGATGGATGATACTTATGGAGATAAATTTAGAACAAACGATTCTTCGGAATCTACTGACTAACGATCAGTACATGAGAAAGGTTGCGGCCTTTCTCGAACCCGATTACTTCGAAGGAGTATATAAGGGACTATTCAAAGAGTTGACTTTGTTCATCGCAAAGTACAACAAACTTCCTACAATGGAAGCATTCAAGATTGAGGTGGATCAAGGCGATAGATTGAACGATGAAATATATCGTCACGCCATGGAAATCCTACCTAACATATTTGATAAGAAGGAAGAGAACCTAGACTGGTTGATCGATACTACTGAGAAGTGGTGTCAGGATCGTGCCGTCTATAATGCAGTGATGGAGTCTATTACCATCATTGACGGTAAACACAAAGAGTTATCCAAGAATGCGATCCCCGATGTTCTGAGTAAGGCACTGGGTGTTTCTTTTGATACCAACGTAGGTCACGATTACTTAGAAAATGTTGAGGAACGTTTTGCGTTCTATCATGAACAAGAAGAACGTCTACCGTTTGACCTAGAATATTTCAATGCGATCACCAAAGGTGGTTTACCTAATAAGACATTGAACATTGCCCTTGCTGGTACTGGTGTTGGTAAATCATTGTACATGTGTCACGTGGCGGGAGCTGCTCTATCCGCTGGTAAGAATGCATTGTACATTACTATGGAAATGGCAGAAGAAAGAATCGCAGAACGTATTGATGCGAACTTGATGGACGTGGCGATTGATCAGTTAGAGAACTTATCTAAACCTATGTTCACCGATCGTGTCAAGGCAATCTCTGAGAAGACTAATGGTAAACTGATCATCAAGGAATATCCTACTGGTCAGGCACATGCGAATCACTTCCGTGCATTATTGAATGAGTTGAAACTCAAGAAGAACTTTGTACCAGATATCGTGTTTATCGATTATCTAAATATTTGTGCATCATCCAGAATGAAAGGTATGGGTGGTTCAATTAACTCTTATTCTTATATCAAGAGTATTGCAGAAGAGTTACGTGGACTTGCAGTAGAGTTCAACGTACCGATCGTATCTGCTACACAGACTACTAGATCTGGTTTCAGTAATGATGATCTAGGTCTGGAGGATACGTCTGAGTCGTTTGGTCTACCAGCTACCGCAGACTTTATGTTTGCATTGATAAGTAATGATGAACTGAATGCCCAAGGTAAGATCATGGTCAAACAGTTGAAGAATAGATATAACGATCCAACTAGTAATC